CAGCGGCAGTCATCCCAGCCTCATCTGAGGCTGGAGGAGACAGCGCTGGAGCGCTCGGGACAAGCGGTGGTGTCGAGGTTGTTGGCGTACCACGTACCGGAGTCGAAGACACCTGAGGCTCGCCGTGCTCGTGTGGATCCGATCTACTTCGGTGAGAGATACGTCAGGCCGCATGATGCTCGCTGGACATCTGAGACGCAGCAGTTTCAGATCGACATGGTGCACCACCTCCTTGGAGGGAGCAGGTTCGATCCTGAGATCCTGAAGCTCTACCCGCGCCCTGAGGTTGCAAAGGCACACGCCGAGACTGTGTTCAAGACTCTCTGGATTCCGATCGAGCACGCCAAGACGACATGGATGTCGATCGTGGTCCCTCTCTGGATCCTTGCAATCGATCAGGAGACAATGGGCACTCTCATCGGCAACCGCCAGTCTGATGCCATGAAGTCACTCGGACCAATCAAGTGGCACATCGAGAACAACCAACTCCTCCGTGCTGACTTCCCTGAGCTGAGACCTGACTACGTGGCAGGCTGGTCTGATCAACGCATCTTCGTGGAGCGCAAGTCTCGATCGAAGGATCCATCCATCTGGACAACTGGTATCACAGGAACGATTCAGGGTGCTCGTCTCGACTGGGTGCTCGGTGACGACGTTCAGGATCGAACTCGAGCACTGTCTGAGATTAAGAACCAAGCTGATCAGGAGATGTGGCAGGAGATCATCGAGAACCGTGTGGTCGATGGAGGGATCTGTGCTAGCTACGGCACGCTCCAGACTGGACGAGATCTCACAGCCACACTCTCTAGAGCTGAGGGGTACAGCCACATGCACCTGTCAGCGATTGATGACGAGGGGACGTACGGCGAGAAGGGATCCCCTCTGTGGATGACTAAGGAGAAGCTCGATGCTGCCCTCAAGCGTCAGGGCGCTCGACGATACGCTCGCAAGTATCTGAACGATGCTACCGACGAGGGAGGCAAGCTACTCAAGGCCGACCTGCTGACGTTTGTGTCTCATAGTCAGATCCCTTGGGATCGTCTCGTGTACTTTGCTGGAGTGGATCCAGCAACAGGTGAGACCGAGGTGGCCGAGCCTGACGAGTACGCCATTGCTTGGGGAGGACGAGATCCCAATGGAGTCGTCTACCTGCTCGGGACCATGGGCGACTCTGACTGGAACATCGCAGACGGCACTGCACAGCTCCAGAAGCTCCACACATCGAAAGGGTTCAAGCGTGTTGCAGTCGAGTCGGTGTCGTTCTCGGTAGCAGCCAAGCAGGACATCTGGAGGCATACGAATGTGCCTGCGTACAAATCACCCACAGTCAAATCGAAGGAGATGCGGTTCGAGACCATGAGCACACACTTCGAGGTGGACAGGGTGCTGGTGTACGAAGGTGGGCCGGGGATCTTTCCCACAGCTGACGACGGCGAAGAGGAATGCTTCTACGATCAGTGGATAGACTTCAACGAGGGAAGACACGATGATCGACTCGACGCGGTGGAGAAGTTCTTGGAGGCTGCGATGATATCTGCTGTTGGTCTGGGAGCAAAGAGTGATAGCATGCGCGCAGCACTCTCGAAGGCGAGCTTCTCATGACGTACTGGAATGAATGGTCAGGCGATCCGAACCTACAGACCCATCTCAGGTCTCCCGGTTCAATGCCCACTACGGACGGAACCTTCGCGTCCCCGTACCGTCTCGATATAACCGAGGTCGATTACGAGCTGGCGCGCAAGCTCTACTACAACCGAGACGAGCGGTACAAGCTCGGTGCAGGATTCTCTAGGCCAGCAATCAATGTACCTGTTGGGTTCATGGGAATCCCGATCCTCAACGCAGATACCAAGGGAGGCGACGAGCAGAAGTGGCTCGATCGTTTCGTGAAGGACTCTGCTGGACAGATGTCCAAGGCGCACATCATGGCGCTCAGGGACGGTGAGGTGCTGGTCAGACTTCAGCCGAAGAATAGGTCAGGCGCATACACAGCTCTGTGGACACCTGACGACAAGGATCTTGAGATCATCCTGATACCGACCGAGGCGTTTGAGATCATCTCCAAGGATGAGGACATCGACGCAATCGAAGCCGTCAAGATCAAGCATGTGTTCATGCAGGAGCCTGAGGGCGGTGGTCCGCTGAAAGAGGTTGTGCTCTTCGAGACAATCACTGCAGACCAGATCATCCTCAAGTACGAGAATGACGAGAAGCCTGAGCGCAAGCTGCCGAACCCGATGGGGTTCGTTCCAGCAGTGCACATTCCAAACGAGGGAGAGAGCGGACAGCTCCACGCCAGTTCGGATCTCGAGCCGGTCGAACCGTATCTGAAGTTCTACAACGACGTCATGCTCCATGCAGGGTCTGCAAGTCAACTCCATTCGACTGCGAAGCTCGTGCTGCGCATGCGAGACGTTGAGAGGTTCCTCAAGAACAACTTCTCTGAAGCTGAGATCGTAGCGGGACGTCTCAGGTTCAAGAATAAGGACGTCCTGTTCTTCGAGTCTGGTGACCCAGACCTCATCACCACAGGCTCATCGATCTACGCAGAGAACGCAGAGATCATTCAGGCCAAGGCACCTCTGGGAGACACCACTACGCTCCTCGAGTACATCTTCCTCAACATCGTTGACACCACAGAGATTCCTGAGTGGGCGTTCGGTGGAGCGATCGCAAGCTCAAAGGCTTCTGTCTCTGAGCAGTCAGGTCCGATCGTCCACAAGACCAAGCGCAAGCGCGCCATGGTTGAAGAGAAGTGGGCGCTCGTTGGTCGCATGATGCTCAAGGCTGTGCTCAACAAGAAGGAACGTGTCACCACAAATTGGGACGAACTCGGCATGCGAGATCTCAAGACTGAGGGTGAAGCGTTCCGTAACTTTGCTGAGTCATTCATCGCTTTGAACGACGGTCAGATGGTGTCCAAGTCCACCTCGGTTGAGGTGCTCAGGAAGATCATGAAAGAGATCCTTCCGTACGACCTTGACGAATCCACCATCGAGCGTGATAGGATCGATGACGAGGTTGAAGAGAAGATGGCCCAAGCTGAGAAGTTCATGGCTGATCGACAGGAGCAAGACGAGAATGAAGACAGAGAATCAGGTCTCAGTATTGTCGAGCGAAATAGCGGTCCTGACTCCGCAACAGGCTGATGCGTACGACGTACCGTTTGCCAGCACATTCGACCTAGAGAAGCTCAAAGAGACAGACGAGGATCCGTTCTTCGTCACCGTGTCAATCAAGCCGGGACACGGCAACCAAGGGAAGGGTCCACACTACTCCGACGCCCTTCTGCAGGATCTCGAGAAACAGTTCAACACCAAACGACCACCGGGATACAAAGGACATCAGGATCCCGAGAAGGTCGATTGGGAATATCGTGAAGCGGTTACTGCTTGGGTTGGAGCCAAGTGGACAACCGATTCAGACGGCGAAGGCCAGCTACTCGTCAAGGGCTATGTGCCCGAGACGGCTAGTGATCTCAGGACACAACTGAGATTGGCTGAGTCAGGTGCCGACATTGTCAACAGCGTTTCGATCTTCGGGATCAGGGACACTGTCGATGACGAGGTGACAAGGTTTGACCTCTGGTCTTTGGACTGGACGCCAAAAGGTCGGGCTGGAATGGAGACCGAGTTGATCAGTGTAAGTGGCGAGCAAGCCAAGGAGGATGATGACATGACCCGCGAAGAGGTCATTGCTTCCCTCAGGCACGACGAAGTCCCTGAGGCTTTGCAGACAGCGTACCGCGCTGAAGGCAGAGCTGAGGTCGCAGGTGAGGTAGAACTCGCTGGCGAGATGAGGGTCATCTTCGAGTTTGATGATGAAGCAGATTCCTCAGCAGTGGTTGACGCGGTGCGAACCCTCGTTGATAGTGACCGAGCTACCAAGCTCGAGGACTCTGTCGACGAAGCGATCGTCGGCGCAGAGATCTCTGCTGAGATGACGAAGGAAGCCGTGCGGGACATTGTCCTCAGCAAGGTCACCTCCTCGTCTACAAAGGAAGAGATCGCTGGCGAAGTTGCCAGTGCTCTGGAGCGTCCCTACGTTCAGAAAATCACAGGTGAAACTGTGGTCGTGAACGGCGGGACGGGCAACAAGGACGAGAGCCGTAAGGGTTCTCGTTGGGAATAGGAGAGCTACATGGGTCACAAAACAGGTGACGGCCTCTCCATCGTTGTAGCCAACGATTCGGGTGGCGATCTCGCACACGGTGATCCTGCGGGTATCAGCGGAGTCTTCGGATTCTGTGATACTGACGTAGTGGATACCGCTGAGGTGTCGCTCTCGATCGGTCAGGAAGAGCGCGAGGTTCAGCTACCAGCAAAGGTTGGCGGTTGGGCGGTAGGAGACAATGTGTTCTTCACCGGCACCGTGTTCGATGACGTTGCAGGAGGCGGTGTGTGGGATCCTCCGGTAGGAACGATCGCACGCGCTGTTGACGCAGCTGGTGGCTTCGGATGGATGATCGTCATCCCCGGCGCTTTCGCGGGGAGGTCATAGCATGGCACGACTAATCACAGCGGACACGCTGAAGGAAGAACGCAAAGGATCGCTCCACACTGAGTACGCCATTGGCGAGCAGGTGAAGCCGTTCGAGATTGAGCGCAAGTCAGACGGAACTCTCAGGAAGCTTCTCATGGAGAAGCCAGTCGGTGAGTTCCTCGGATCCTCGGCCATGGTCGAAGAGCTGGCGCAGATCGTCACCGTCCAGATCGAAGGTGGAAGAGACGAGCACCCACTGCTCTACAAGCCCTTCTACACCACGATCAGCGATCCCAATCTTCCGAGACTGATCTCATCTGGGTTCCAGATGTGGGCAGACTCGGTCTGGCTGGAGCACATGGAAGGTCAAGAGGTCCGGTTCGGCACCACGCGTGCAGAGCAGGGTCCGACCGTTCCGATCATCACATACACCAACGGCTTCGAGTGGGATGAAGACGTTGAGGTGTACGACGAAGGCTGGCGTGTTGGGCTGGCGAACAAGTCCATCGGTGACTCGTACAACGCACTGCTCAACCACCTGTATCTGCAGCCGATTCTGTCGCCTGACTACACCATTGCAACCGGATTCGGAAACGAGACTGCGTTCCAAACGGCACCATCAGGCAACCGGATCGAAAGCATTCGTCTCACTCTGAGGCAGGCGTTGCAAGATGCCGCAGAGAAGGAAGACAGCTTCGGTCGCAGGCAGCCGATCCGTCCTACAGCCGTCCTTTGCGGGTTGGGTGCAGCGTACGAGGTCAACGATGCGCTTGCGCTCAGGACAGACACATCGGCAATCGGTGCTGGCACGAACAGCACTGACCTGTTCCTCGGACGTCAGTCCGACACAGCAGGGCCGAACCCAAGTGTGAATCAGCTCACGACCATCGTCGCGTACGATGGGGACAACATGCAGATGGGCAATCTGCGCTGGGACTACGCAGGACCGGCAGCAGATGAAATATGGCTCGTCCAGCCGAAGCACAACATGTTTGAGTACATCAAGCACGATATGCGAGTCGACACCGAGCGTCCTTCGGACCTCAGCCGTCTCGTCATCGCGCAGATGGTGGCTCGTTCACGGCGTGGTCTGCTGGCTGTGCCTGAGTCCAGCATTTGGAAGGTGCAACTGACATGAGTCCTCAGCCATATCCTGATGCCAGCTATCCCACAGCGTGGGATGAGGCCAATATGGAGAAGGCACCAGACGTTCCAGTCAACGACGCTCTGAACGAGGTTCAGAGCGTCTGGAACGACGCCACTGGTGACACGTTCACGTTGACCTTGGTGGCTGAAGAGACCGCCGATATAGCGTTCGATGCTGCAGCGGCTCAGATCAAGATTGATCTTGAGCTGTTGGCGAACGTCACGACGGTGGAAGTTACGGGAACCGGCGACTCAGCCGGGGATCCGTGGCTCATCACCTTTGTGGCACCGGCAGGTGATGTGGCGTTGCTCGTTGCTGATGACACTCTCCTCACAGGAGAGACCATCGGCACCACGATTGCTGTAGTCACGGAGGGCGACGGCGCTCTCACCGTGTCTGATGTATCAGCAGGACAGGGGCCACTATGAGTCCGAATCCATATCCAAACACCACTTATCCCACGGCGTGGGATGAGGCGAACATGGTGAAGGCACCAGACGTTCCAGTCAACGTCGACGGAACTGGCCTCACGGTCACAGACGTCGTGGCTGGACAGGGTCCGCTCATGGAGCCGATCACAGGTGCTGACGTCAAAGGGCTATCGGCCAAGGGTGACAACGTCACTCCGGTCGTGCATGCTTCTGAGCTTGACAGCGAAGTAGCGGAGTAAGGGAGTCAGGGTGAGGAGAGCGATCAAGATGCTCTTCTCACCCACACCCCTTTCGGAGGTCTGATGGACACGATCGAAACTATGCGTCTCTACCTGCGTGATCAGGCAGAGACTCCTCGTTTCTCAGATCAGGATCTGCAGGCTCTCTATGATCAAGCAACCACAATGGAGGGGTCCGTAGCCATGGGATGGCTCCTCACTGCTGCAGAGTCTGGCGAGCAGGAAGTCTCTGAGTCGATCGGCAACACCTCGGCCTCATGGGGCCAGCCGACAGAGCGATACAAGATCGCTCTCAACATGCACAACTACTGGCATAACAAGGACAAGGAAGTCAACGGCACAGACGACA